TACGTCTGTTGCTTGTTGGTTGTAATCTAATCCACTCAAAGATACTGGAAACATATCTGAATATCTAATTTCTACAATAGGATTGTTTTTATTAGAGAGTATTGTGAGAGTTGCATCTGAATAGAAAGACCTATCAGCAGTAGGTTGTCCAACTTTACCTATATCAGTATTTCCACCAGCCCCAGCAGTTGGTTGATTTGCAGTTGTTGAACGAAAGTTTGTAAACTGTGTTCTATTTTTTGGAAAACCAATACCCACTAACCAATTATGAATAGTTATATAGTTTTCAAGATACTCATCTACTATAAAAGATATTGAAAGGTTTTCAAAAGTAACTTTATCTCCAATTAAAGGAATATCTTTGTAAGGTGTTGGTATAACTAACTCACCAAGAGATATGTCTGGAATATTTGCAGCTGTAGTAAAGAACTCAACCTTTGGTAGTTGATTTATACCAAATTTAAATTGTGTTGGACTATTGTAATCCAATACAGTTGGTTGTCTTGATAATGGAGAAGTTGTTGTTGTCATAGTACTATTTATAACAAAAAAAAGAGGGGAATAAATCCCCTCTCTGTTTTAGGTTGGTTCTTTTTAGTTTACATTAAGTTAGAAACTTTAACTTTTCTGTAGTACTTGTTGGTAGCAGATGTTATTGTGATAGCACCATCTGTACTTGCAGCAACTGTTCCTGTGTGGAATGGGTTTGCGGCAATACCATATCTTGTCTTAAAACCAATTTTTGGTTGGAAAGTATTCTCTCCTACTGCACGAACCATTTGCAATGGAACATATGGACAGTAGAACATACCAGCGTCATATGGAGAAGTTCCCTTATAACCAACTATGTAGTATTGTGATGCAGATACGTTTGCAGCATATGGGTCTACATATACTTTATATCTACCATTCATAACACCAGCAAATGTTGTTGAAGTGTCATCAACATTCAAGTTGTTGTTAAGAGCAGGAGTGTAATCTAGAACACCAGCCATTTGAAGTGCAGAAGCAACATCAGCTGAACATAGTATCATATTACCTTTTCCTCTACGAGTCTGTTGACCAATAGCGTTGGCATCTCTCTCGATTTGAAACATAAGTCCTTTGAATTTCTCAACTGACCATCTACCATTTGAATCTGTATCTAAGTCAAAGATACCAGCAGTAGTTGTGTTTGACTGTGCGCCTTTTACAGCAGAAACATAAATGTTTCTTACAACTTCTCTGTTAATCTCTGCAAGAATTTCAGCAGATAGTATGTTTGCAAGTTCTGTTTCAGCGTCTAAACCATGAATTGCTTTTAAGTCTTGTGCAAGTTCCATAGTATATTCTGCTTTTAGAGCTCTTGATACAGCAGTAACAGTATGTTTCTCAATACTGAAAGCCATTTCTGCGAAAGCGTTAGTTGTTGTATCACCTAATGCTTCACCTTGTGCAAGTGTCATACCAGTTGCAGTAGTATATGTACCAGCAGATGGACTGTCATTTAACACAGCAGGGTTAGTACCAGAGATATCTCCACCACCAGTATCAGAACCAGCATCTTGGTTTGACAACATTGATGGTTCATCAGCAAGTGCTTCAGCACCAGCCTGTGAAGTTGCTCTTGCTCTCATTGCAAAGATAAGACCAGTTGGCCCAGTCATAGGTTGAACACCACAGATATCATATGCGATAAGATTAGGCATAGAACGTCTTACTAATGAGATCAAAATGGGATCCCAGTTGTCTATACTTCCACCAGTTGCGTTTGTTGAAGCAGCTTCACCTAAGAAGTTTCTGTCTTCTCTTAGAGCTTTTTCTTGATTTTCTAAGATTATTGTAGTAACGGCACGCCTGTAATTATCCTTGATTTCTGGTAAATCTGGATGTTGAAGGACTGGCGACCACTTTTCTTGTAGATGTTCTGTTTGAAACATTTTGTTTCTCCTTTTTAATTTCTACTATTTATAAATTGTTTATTTTGCACTATTAACTGTTCGACCAATAGCGGACATATATGCTGCCATTGAGTCAGAAGTGTCAATGTCCTGTGCGATACCAGTTTCTACATCATCTAGCGTTTCAATCAAAACTTGGGTCTTAGGGAAATAACTTTCCTTTAGAGTTCCTAGTTTCTCACGATATGATTCTTCACTTGAGAAATCAACATCTTCGATTAATGATTTAAACTTTTCAATTTCTGTTTCAGCCAAATCTCCACAAAGTGATGACATGACCTGCTCCTTAACTAGACTAGAGTTAACTGACTTGGACTGGATTTGCTCTTCCATCATTTCGTTAATTCTACCTTCTAGTTCTGAAATTTTCTCTGATTGTGCTTCTAACACATCATATTTTTCATCTGGAACATCAACATAGTGGTCTTCAAACAATTGTTTTAAACCAGAGATAAAGTCTTCAGCGATTTCGCCTTTTAATCCTCTTTCGATAGATAACTCATTCTCTTTCATCCATTCTTCAACAACATAATTCATATATGAATCAACCTTTTCAGTTAATTCTTCCTTAGTTGTGTTTATATTTTCTTCCAGTTCAGATTTATATTCGTCTTCCATTCTTTCAACTTCAGAACGAACTTTTGATTTAACGGCAGCTTCAAATACTGTTGCAGCTTTACGTTTAAATTCTTCGGAAAGGTCACCCTCACCATTCATTAATGCATTAACGTGCTCAGAAACATCAATAGACTTTAGACGATTTTCAACAGCTTCAGCTTTTTCTTTTTCTTCTTCTGTTTCTTCATGTGCGCCTTCTGGGTGCATTGCAGATTTTATTGCATTGTATGTTGCATGAAGTTTTTCTTTCTTCATTTTGTCCATACCCATCATCATATCTTTCATAGCAGTCATGTATTCCATTTTGGTTTTAGGTTCTTTGTCCATTTCCATTTTGTCCATTTCTGATATTACTTCATCGCCTTCTGGTACATGACCAGCAGCAAGTTTTGTCATTTTATCTGGTTTACCTTCACCTTTTTGTTGTGAATCACCAGATACTTCTTTTACTTTAGAAACTACTTTTTTCGCTGGTGCATCACCTTGTGTTGGTTCTACAACTGCTTTTCCTGTGTCTTGAACTTCGCCTTCAGCTTTGTCCATTTTGTCTGGTTTACCAGCCGATTTCATAGGAGCATCTGCACCATTAGCTTCTTCCAATTCACTAAGTACTTCTGCTTCTAATTCCTCAATGGTTTTGTCTAATTCATTAGCCATGGGGATTTTCTCCTTTTAAATTGTATTTATACAAGTTATTTATAAATTATAGTTTTTGTAGAAACCTTGCAAACTCCAAACTATCCGCTGATGAGTTATTCGTTCTGTGGTTTTCTTCAATGTTATCTTTGATCTGTTGAACTTCTGATTCTTGTATAAATCCATTGTTCCAAATCCACTCTTTCCCCTCCATAATACCCTCAACAAATGCGTTGGGAGCAGATGGGTCTGCAACTATATCAGCTGCAGTTGCAAGGTAAAAGTCTTTTCTCACTACGTTAGCACCATTCTTCTGGTCTAAACTCCCCATTCCTCTAGATGATACACCTAATTTTGCACCATCATCCATCAGAGATTTTACTATCTCACCCATAGGTGTTGAAAGTATCTTTGCTTCTCCGATAAAATTCTTTCCGTCTGGTTGTAAAGAAGTAATCATATGAGATGCTCTTTCGAGATTAACTGTTGGCCCTTCTGGGTGTCCTAACTCTCCGTATGCACGATTCTCATTGACGTACTCTTTATTATATCTGTTTACTTCTTTATTTAGTATCTCCATAGGATACATACGACCATTACGATTCTTAATATCTGCCTGCATAAAGATACCTTTTATCTTATAGTTTTTCTTACCAGACTTTTCATCTTGTTCGATTAGATAATTAGTATCATGGTCAATATGTTCTGATATTAATTTTAATGTGTACATAATTTTATCCTTTATGTGGTATATGCTTCGTCTTTTCTAAATTCTAATATTACAAAACCAGACGTTCCTCTTGTCTGTGCAGTAATATCAGAAGATGATGCAGTTGTATTTGTTGCAGCAGCTTTGATTGCACCAGCAGAACCATCATAATGTCCAGTTCCAGCAAGATGTAATGCAACAATATCAGCTGATGCACCCTTAAATTCTACAATACAATCTCCAGTATTACCAGCAGCAGTTCCTTGAGTCAATGCCCACCATGCTCTTAACAAGTCTAACTTGGCACCATTTGCAAATCCAGATAAATCTTGTGCATCTGCATCTGCATTTACAATTAAATTAGTTGCAGTATCATTATCAAAGACTGCCTTTACTGTAACCAGACCACCAGCTGCGCCTGCATTTACTATGGTGTCTTTCAATATTGTTGTAACAAAAGCCATTATTTACTCCTTAAAATGCTAACATTTCTTTTTCAAAATATCCCATAAGTTCCTTTTCTGGCACCTTATATTTTTTAGATATCTGATTAATAGTTTTTTCAAAAGTATTTAGGAAATCTGAAGGTTTAGAGTCCATTTTATTAAAAATATCGTCAACAGCGTCTTTCATCTTCGGAGAAAGCTTCTTATACTGTTTTGATTTCTTATGTTCATCTTTCTCTGGGAGAGATGTATACAATGAATTAAACTGTTTCATTTTCCTCTACTTCTGGTATGTGGTTCTTTACGAAAGTTCCAGCAACCTCTTTTCTTTTTGTTTCTAGTGATTGTGCAACTCTATCAGTCATTGCAGACTTAAAAGCATCTTCTGCACCTAAGTTGTTTTTATTTTGTAATTGATTTACGAAATCTTCTGCACTCATTATTTATCTCCATTTTCTTCTGGTGGTGTTTCACCTTTTAATTTAGCAATATCATCTGCTGGGATTGGAGCTCCATCAATGGAAGGATATCTTGTAATTCCATCTCCACCATCTGGTACATCAACTCCACCCTCATCTGGATCAAGTCCAGCCTCTTTATTCATCTGTTTCTGCATATTATCAATTTCTGCATCAGTAAGGTTTAGAACATTTTTCTGTACCCACTCTTTACTAAAGAATGTACCAATGTAACTTTCAATGTTACCTAGTGCATTGATTCTGTCTTCCATCAACTCAGCTTTCTTGAGTTCTGCAAAATGACCATCTTGCAAGAAGTCATACTGAATATGTTGATGCATCTTTTTCCAATCCTCTAAGGTAACTACACCTTTAAGAATAAGTTGTGTTTTTAACATATCAGTAAAAATAGGAGTAAATCTTTTACGCAGTCTTTGTACAAACTTTGTAAATTTTAATTCATCTCTTGTAATCTCTGTAGAACGACCAAGACTAAAACCAGCTTCTGCTTCTAATCTTGAAATAGGAACATTTAATGATTGGAATAGTTTCTTCTTGAAATACTGAATGTCATCTATCTCACCAAGATTAGAACCGCCTGGTAATGTAGTAATTTCAGTACCACGACCACCCTCTCGTCTAGGCAACCAGAAATCTTCTAACATAGACATATGATTTCTATCATCTCTGATTTCACCAGTA